TTAATGTCGATAATAAACGCTGTGCTATCTTCAGTATCCAATACTGTTTGGCTTGTCCCTTCAAGATCGTTAAAGGTAGTATCATCTGCAGACTGCTGAGCCTTAACAGAAGTAGCAGCGCCTGATACGATAGAGCCAAACTGGATAATAAACATAACTGATTCGTAGTTTTGCATATCGACACTAGCTAGCGACGTTAAGTCGGAAGTGCCGGCCGCCACAGCGTTACTAATAACAACTGCTTTAGAGTTTTTTGACAAGTTCATAATTTACACTCTCAAATTAGAAAAGGGTGCGGGCCTATGGAAGCGCCCACGGTAGCGATTAAGCTAGTGTGATTCGTGCAAAAGATTCCTGCAATACTGGCATACCGTCAGTACTTAGGCGACCAATAAAACCAGTCTGGTTAGTCTCTGCGTACAACTCACCAAGGCGCTGAAACTGTAGGTTCATCGCGTCAGCAATCCAGTAATTTGAGAAGTCGCCGAACATACCAACATATAAGCCGGTAGTAAAGGTGTTAGGGACATACTCGGAGATAATTACAGGGCGGCCCTGGATCATATCTGGTGAACCGGCAACTACTGCAGCTTGCCAAATGTACTGGCCGTTACCATCTTTGATCTTTGAAAGCATCTTGATAGCGTCACGATGGAACAACCATGAGCCGGAACCCTGGTAATTAGCTTTCAATGAGTAGAAAGCATTCTTTAGCCCGTCAAAGGTGATTGCTGTAGTCGTGTTATCCGTACTAACGTCCTGGCTTGTGCTTATACCGTCGTTAGACGCAGTAAACAAACCTAAAGCCTGCTGCGCTCCGTTACCTGTCATAAAGCCTTTTTCTTGAGTGATACCGAACTTATAGGCTAAGCGGTCAAGCACTAAGCTTTCTGGAGACATTGCGCCAACACGCAAAAGATCGTTAGAAATCTTAATACGCTTAGCCATAGGATGCGGCGTAAGGTGGCGTTTTCCGAAGCGCATAGCATCATCAAGTGAGCCGGTCTTAAGCTCTGTAGTCCAGTCGGCATCATCAGGATCGTTGTCTAGTGCTACTGCGCCAAGACTTTGAGCGTTAGGCACAGGGATAACCGTAGCAAGCTGTCGAATCACAACATTGTCGTCAACTGCTTTAATAAGAGTTGTAGCAAGCTGTTCGGGCATTACTAAATAACCGCCCTCAATGTCAGAGCCTACCTGTAGCGCTCGCAACTCTTCAGCAGCACGAGGGTCGCCGGCAGTTCCGTTGATAAATGATCGTGCCGCAGACAGCAATAATGCTTCACGGTCTTCTGATACATCACCGCCTTTACGCTCTTCTGTTTCCAATGTGCTAGAAACCGCTAACGCTGCTGAGCGATCTAAGTCTAATTGCTTCTCGCCGCGCTCGATAGTCTTACCGAGCTCGTCGATTTTATCAAAAATGGCATCGTAAGAAGTATTCTCCTCAGCCGTGAGGTTACGCTTTTCGCTTTCTGCTAAATCTAAAACCTTTCGGCCATCTGCAATTAGCTTTGCGCGTTCCTGCTTCTGTTTATTAATGTTAGACATTCGGTAAAACTCCGTAATTAATTACTATAAGGATTCTAATTGAATTCGCTTCAATGCGCAAATCTTGCTATGCACATCCGTTAGATCATGCTCTTTTTTCCAACCGTCCAAGCTTCTAGCTGCAATCGTTGCATCAGGGTAGGCCGGATAAGTTACTGGAGACACATCAACAAGGCGTGAAACCTTTGTTATTGTACGTACCATCCCTTCGTCCGTATCCTTCCATTCTTCACCGTTAGGCGCAATAGAGAATCTAAAAGATGACTCTTTAATATCGCCGCGCTGCACTGAGGCGTAAAGGTCGCGCCCTAGCGTGTTATCAGGAAGGTCTACTTCGTACTTTAATCCTGTCCCATCCAAAGACATGCGCAGTGTGCCGCTACTAGAACGACCAAGTATACCGTTAGGGTCATGATTAAATACGGCGCGAACGTCATCTTCCATAACAGCATCAAATGCGCCAGGAGAAAGCTGTTCACGAAAACCACCTAAGTCACTGGAAAGGTTATTAAAAGTTGCTGCGTATCCGGCGATAGTCATTTTCGTATCACCTTCTGCGCGTTCTTCGATGGTAAAGCCAGTGCTCACACATCGTTGTTCAAAGTCTTTACTCATCTAAATCACCACTTGAATTGTCACTAACGACAGGTTGAGGTCGAGTCTTCGCATCGAGCATATCATCTACCCGATCCGAAGGCATAACATTTACTGGGACATAATGTCGATCACCCCCTTGTATGGCATTCTCATTTTCCAGTTTAAGAATCTTGTTTGCGCTATAAGCTCCCATGTTCCACATCACTCTATAGAATTCGGAACGAGCTTTAGTGTCGCCGCGCAACAAGCCCTTTAGATCAATCTCACTACTGATGGTTTTACTCTCTTCGTCTGAGAATAATACCATATTATGTGCTAATTCAAACCTTTGCACCCTTGGTTGCAAGGTATCTGTAACAAAATCAATAGCCTGCTGCTCTGTAGTGTTAAACTTAACGCTGTCCATACGTTGCAGTTTATACGCAGGAATACGGTAAATACGTGCAATATCTTCAATTTGGTAGCTTCTTGTCTGCAATAACTGTGACGCTTCAGGCGATACGGTTACAGGTTTCCACTTTAAGCCCTCTTCAAGGATAGCTGGATTGTGTGACCTACCTACGCCCTGGTGTCTCTCTGTCCATTCCTTCAGTCTTTTGTATGCGTTATCGCTTAAACCTTCGTCCGTTTCTAATACTCCACTAACAACAGTGCCATTACCGAAGTATTTGCCAGCGTACATTTCTGCAGCCTTAGCTATTCCTAACGTCTCTGCATTTTCTGTGATAGGGCAAACACAATTCACGCCATCAAGTGAAAGCCCTTTTAAATCAACGAACTCGCCAGCTAATAAGATTCTACGATCGCCATTAACAGGCTTATGTTCAATTGCTATAGTTCCATCAGGGGCTTTAAATGGTTTTATCTCGTCTGGGTGTAAAGGTATTAGGTCGGTTATAATGCCTGCGCCGTTAGACACAATCTCTGCTACAGCTCTACCACGTAGCATAAGATTAGCTATCATGGTTTCACGGTATTCTAGCGTGTTCTGGAATCGGTTAGGACGACGAGCCACAATATTATAACGCGGGTCGTTAGTGGCTTTCTCTTTGCCGTCTTCTACTTCCCGTAAAACTTCCCAGGGTAGCATGGCGATTGATTCTGAAATGATAGTTACTGCAGAATAGACAGCAGTGATAGTCATGGCGTTATTAGGATTTACATTAACGCCACTAGATGTTTGTGAGAACATTCCACCGAATAGGCGAGCTAGCCCAGCATCCTGCGGGTGAACGGAGTCATACTTTTCAGCTCTCGAAAATAGTTTATTCAGTATTGCCATGCTTTGCTACCTGTAGACCGCCAAGCATTAAAAGGATACCGCCAACAATGAACGCGGCTTTTTCATCATACAAGTATAAACCATATTCAAGTGAAATAAAACCTACTGAAAACAACACATCCGTCAGATATTTCATTCTTTCACCAATACAATTTCTAAATCCATCGTGACAGCCGCGCTAGTAGGGGCTTTTGCAAATATTGATATATCGGTTCCTGGTGGATACGGCCCCAAAGGAACAGTAAGATCAACCACAACAGCATCAACCACTTGTAAATGCTCTCTAATTACTCGCATGGGTGTGTAAGGAGCGGTTGTCTCGTTAGCATTCTCGCGCCTAACAATTAAAAAATCAGCACTCTTACCACTATCAACTGTTAGCACATACCCCGATATGTACGCCTCTTTAATAGTTATTCTGTCAAATATATTATCAGGCACGGTGAAAGCGCCTATCTGCGTGATACCTCTAGGTATATCGGTCGCATCTATACAGCCCCACTGCTCACCAGCAGACGTTTCAATAACAATATCACCGGCATGTGAATACGTCCCTACTGATGCAAAAGTACCAGAATCCTGAACGTAAGCTCTAAACAATCTAACAAATGATTGCGTGGTTAATGCGCCTGAACTAGCGCCTGCAGTGTTAACTATTTCTGTAACAACCTGATAATCCGTGCCCATTCCTATTAGTGTTATTGTTCTTGCGCCTGTTCCTGCAACGTCATCGTTAACATTGCCTGCCTTAATTCTTAATTGTTGAGGCGAGCTAAATTGAGGAGTTCTAAATATACCGTCAGGGGAAACTATTTCGTAGGTAGTACCAACATCAGCGTTCCTGCCAAATACGTGCTCATTATGGTAATCAGATATCCCACGAGCCATCAGATACTTGTATCCACTCATAACTCTCGTACTCCACGGTTATCATAAACGTTTTCAGGGCCGTCACCGTCATACATTGCACGACCTACACCCATAATAAGAGCCACCATACCATCAATTTTTAGGTGTGGTTTCTCTTTTGTAGGTGTAAAGAAGTCAGTTTTGAATGGCTTTAACACAACATTGCTAGCCATCCACGACAAAACAGGACAATTATCATGGTGAAAACGTCCTGAATATATAGCTGCTTCTAGTTCATCCATTGCTGGTGACATCATTTGAGCATTCTGCTTGAACTCTACCACAGTTGCGCCTAGCTTTTCAAGTCTCTGTGCCATCTGCGTGGCCTTCCATTGATCGTATGTGACTTCGCGCACATTACCGACGTTAAGAAATGCTGACACATGGTCTTCTACCATATCTAAATCTGTCTCATGCTCGCCTGCTATCGTTAGGAAGCCGCCAGTTACCCAAGCAGAATAGGAATTGTTTGATTCATCTTCGATACGTTCCGACGGGAGGAAGTGATGGCCGAACGCGTAATAGTTCCTGCCGTTATCCTTATCTACATAATACACGCGCATATATGAACAGATATCACGCTTGCTCGCTAAATCCAAAGCTCCGATAGCTGTCATTTCACTAAAGTCAGCCTCGTTTAATGCGTCGTCGCCACAGTCTGACCACGCTTTTGCTGTGAGCCATGCCGCTTTAGCGTTAACCCACTTGTTCAAATGCTTGATAAGGAAGCGGTTTTGATCGGCTGGGTTGCGAATTGCGCTAGCTAACTGCGTTTTAAGGTACTCTTTTTTAACAGAAACGCCATAATTAGGGTTTGCTTTAATGACAGTTTCAAGCTGCATCCAGTCATCGTTATCATCTATGCCATACATTAGGCCGAATAACCTTTCAGTGTCTTCGCCCTGGAACGTACCGTCTAGCACTCGCTCCATTTCCCTGTGCTTTGCGTAGCATGGCCCACTGGTATCTGTGCCTGCAGTGGTGATAATTAAAAGTATCGGCTGGTCTCGTGCGCCCATTCCTGATATAGCTGTATCCACCTGGGAGCTGTCAGGGTGTTCGTGGTACTCGTCCACAATCCACAAGTGTGGACTTGATCCGTCGCCAGGGTTTCCTATTACTGGTTCAAACTTAGATCCATCGCTAGGTATTACAATGCTTCGTGCGTTAACCTCAACACCATAGTATTCTCTGAAATCTGGTTTCTTCTTAGCCATAATACTAGCAGGCTTAAACACTTCCATGCTCTGTTTTTCGTTAGTAGCTCCACAGTATACCTCCGCGCCAGCCTCACCATCAGCAGCAAACATTAGATGGCCGATAGCAGAAGCTAAAGCCGACTTACCGCTTTTACGAGGCATAGCTGCGTACACTTGTCGAAACCTTCTATACCCTTCCTCGTCTACCCATCCAAAGATATTAACAAGGAAAAACTTTTGCCAAGGCTCCATTTTAAGTAATAACTTTTGGGCTAGCCATTTACCCTTGGTGTGCGGCATTGTCTCAACGAATTTTACAGCACGCTCGGCCTTTTCCACGTCAAAGAAGAACTGGAAGTCTTCACGCTCAAGGTCATCAAGATAACGCTGGCAAGCTCTAACGATATTCTGACAATTTGGAATCTTACCCGCCACTACGTCTAACGCATAATCGTGTGCGTCTTGGCATTGTGGGTAATCCTCAAAGATTGCCATATTCATTGCCTTTACCTTTCTCTTTATTGTTGCCTAGAAGTGTCTTAGATCGTGCTGCAGGCGTCAAGCCCAGCTCACCGGCTACCATGCGGAATTGACCATAAGCTGCAATAGGTAAATCAGGATCATTAGAGGCGATTGTTTCGTATAGCTTGCAGTAGGCTACCATTATGCCCATGTCCGTACCTTTCAATAACTTAGCTGGACCTAGAATCTTGGTAACACGTACCCACTCATCACGAGCAGTAGGAGTAAGGAATATAGGTGGTGGCGGCAACTTACCTAGGTCGGCATCATCAAGGCTATCACCTTCTTCACCGTGTCGGTCTTTACGGAACG